CTACTCATCCTCCTTTCACTTTCTGGATTCTCGCCTTCAGCGCGTCCAGCAGGCTGTCCTGCGTCGCGCTTTTATCCTCCAGGGACGCCATGACATCCTCATCCATCCCGCCCTGTACAACCAGGTGGTGGACAATCACCGGCTCCCTCTGGCCCTGGCGATGCAACCGCTTGTTCGCCTGCTGGTACAGTTCCAGGCTCCAGTTCAGGCCGAACCAGATAATGTGGTGCCCGCCCTTCTGGAGGTTGAGGCCGTATGCGCAGGATGCCGGATGCGCCAGCAGCAGGTCAATCCTGCCTGCGTTCCAGTCCTCCTGGTCCGCCGGGCCGCCGTAAACTCGCACCCGCAGCCCGGTCTTTCGCAGGGCCGCCATCAGCCGGTCCCGGTCGTGCTGGAAGTTGTAAAACACCAAAGCGTGCTGCCCGTTCAGCTGCTCAATCAGCTCCATGAACGCCTCCATCTTGCAACTGTGCAGTTCGCAAACGGTTTTGCTGCTGTCATACACAGCCCCATTGCACAGCTGCAACAGCTTGTTTGTCAGGACGCCGGCGCTGCCCGCGTCAATCATCCGCTCGTCCACCGGCAGCAGCGCGTCACGTTCCAGCCGGTCATAATCCTTCTGCGCCCTGCTGTCCAGCTGCACCGGGATGATGTCTGTCACAACATCCGGCAACTCCAGGTAATCCTCGGCCCGCATGCTGATGCAGACATCCGCCAACAGGGCTTTCACCGCCTGCTCCGCGCCGTCCTTCGGCTTATAGGTGAAGACTCGGGTCGCGTCGCGTTTGTCTGGGCTGAAATACCGCTCCCGGAATCCCCCGACCGTCCTGCCGAGGCGTTCTCCCTGATCCAGCAGGTAAACCTGCGGCCAAAGGTCCAGCAGACTGTGCGGCGCCGGCGTACCGGTCAGCTCCACGATGCGGCGGATGTGCGCCCGTACGGATTTCAGGGCCTTCCAGCGCTGCGCCTGCTGGCTTTTGAAACTGCTCGCCTCATCGATTACCACCATGTCGAAGGGCCAGTCGTTTCGGAAGTAGTCCACCAGCCATTTGACGTTGTCGCGGTTGATAACGTACAGGTCCGCCGGTGCGTTCACAGCCCTGATCCGCTTCTGCAAGCTGCCCAGTACCGTGGAAAATCGCAGGTGTTTCGTGTGGTCCCACTTTGCTGCCTCTGCCTGCCAGGTGGCCTCTGCAACCTTCTTCGGGGCGATCACCAGCACTTTCTGCACCTCAAAACGGTTGAACTTCAGCTCGTTCACCGCGGACAGCGTGATGCTCGTCTTCCCGAGGCCCATATCGAGCCATAACGCCAACGCGGGTTTCTCTACAATCTGCCGCTCGCAGTATGCCTGATAGGCGTGCGGTATGTACTTCATGGCCGGATCATCTCCTCCGGAAACAGTTCCGCCACCAGCGCCTTGACGGCTGGCAGCCCTTTGGCAATCCGGACGTCTGCGCCACGTTTGCGCATCTCGGAAATCTGCCATTGCTGGATGTTCGCTAGCCTCCCGATCTCCGTCTTCAGTTCGACGTAAACCGTCCTGCCATCCGGCGTGATGATGATCCGGTCCGGTACGCCGGGATTGTTCGGAGACACGAACTTGTAGCATAGTCCCCCGCGCTCCCGCACCATGCGGACCAGCTTTGCTTCAATCTGGCTCTCTTTCATTTCGCTCCCCCTTTCGGCAACACAACACTTTCTCACGCGCGTATATGAGCCAAAATCAGGTGTTTAGGCGTTTTTAGGTGATTTAGGCGTTTTACCATTTTCTTTAATTCCTTTCTTTTGTACTACCAAGTAAATAATCTGTTGCCTTTGTTGCTTAATAAAAATAAACCCTATCGTCATGGGATTTTTGGGGCAACAGTCTGCCCCAACACTTGATTTTCATCTGTTGCAAACTGTTGCGGCACCACTTTTTCGGGCAACACCTCTGTTACAGACTTTTCTTGTCTGTTGCCCGCATCTGTTGCCCGAAATCGCGGCGCATACCGGTATCCACGCTGCTTGCCGTACCCCTTTCCGAATCCCCGTACACCGCACGGCTCCCAGTCCTCCAAGGACGCGAGCACGGCGTTCACGCGCCGGGTATCACGCTGCGGGATTACTCCGCGGCGGTCATCCAGACACTCCCGGAGGATCTCCAGGGCGCACACGCGGTCCCGATGGACCAGCTGTAGGCCCTCCCCGCGGCACTGGCCGCCCCAAAACATTGCGCGCCGGCTGATATCCCAATCAGCCCAATCCGCCGGCACAGGATGCTCCAGAAAGGCCTCGATCTGGCCTTTCAGGTCATCGCGTTCCATGTGCTGCTGGCGGCGGCGTTCGGCCTCTTCCTCGTCTTCTTTGGACAACACAAGGGATTCCCCCATCTGCCAGCGAACGTAGGCCTCCGCCCAGATTTGCCCGGCTTCCGTCTCCGTCAAATCCTCAAAGATGCTTTTCTTTGGCTCCGGCCCACATTCGATGGGCCAAAACCTGCGGTTCCCCGTCGGATCTTTTAGGTATTCGTGGTCGTTGGTCGTGCCGAAGAACACGCAGCGGCGCGGGTGGCGTTCCGTTCTGCGGCCATACGCAGCGCGGTATTCATCCACCGTGCGACTCAAAAACTGCTTGATCGCTCGAACGTCGGATTTGTTCATCGCCTCCAGTTCGCCGATCTCGATGATCCAGTTGCCCTGAAGCAGTTCGGCGGCCTCCTTGCCCTCGAAGGTGCCTACGGAATTAGAAAACCACCTGCCGCCGAGCCGAGCAACCCAGGTGCTTTTCCCGACGCCCTGCGGGCCAAGGATGACGGTCATCTGGTCGAATTTGATCCCGGGCTCCATAGCGCGTGCCACTGCCGCCACGAGGCTTTTGCGCGCCACCGCGCGGGTATATGAGATATCAGTGTCGCCAAAATAGTCGATAAAAATGGTGTCCAGCCGGGGCTTCCCGTCCCATTGCAGGCCCTGCAGATAATCCATGACAGGGTTGTAGCTGTGGGCGGCTGCCACCTGGGACAGGCCGTCGTCTACCGCGTCCCGGCTCCGAAAGCCCAGCAGCTGCTCCACGCAGTCACGCAGTCCCGCATCGTCGCTGTCGAGCCATTGGAACGTACCGGTCCCTTCCGTCCTCCCGGCCCATGGCAGCGGGCAGGTCCCCTCCAGACGTTCGCTGAAGGTATTGAGCCTGATTTTGCCTTTCAGGCGCGGGTCGCCCTCCAGCATTGTTACAACGTTGCGGATACTCCGGTCATATTTCCCTCCGTCTCCCACGGCCAGGCTGCGCATCCAGCTGGTATCCGTCTCCGTATCCGGCAAAGCGAAGTCCGCTGTGGCCGCCTCATAGCGTTCCGCGTCCATCCGGCCGGCTACTTTGCCGTCCTGCCGCGCGAGCTGTGCCATAGCTACAAAGCTCGGCAGCTTGTTGACCGGTGTGTCCGGCTTCGCGTCCTCATCCAGCTCGCCGAAGCGGTGCAGGCGTGTAAGGTCAAATGCATTGCACAGTCTTCCACCTGCTGGGTCGGTCGCGTGGTGGCTGTAGAGGTACTGTCCGCCCTCATAGACGATCGCGCCGCCGGTCGTGGAGCCGCCGGCGAACGTATACCGGTCGGGCATATCCGTCGGCGCATAAATCCCGGGGAGGAAAGTCCCCATCGCCTCATAGATGTTGTAGCAGCGGCAGAAGGCGCCTACAATGCCGGGCTTTTCCAACGGGTCGCCCTGCTTGGCCGCAAGTTTCATATGCGCCTGCTGCGCACCGGGAACCTGAGGCCACTGTGCAATGTCGCGCCAGTCGCCGTACATCTGCAGGATACCGTCCGCAGACAGCAGTGGCCGGTCCGCATACTGGTAGATATATTCCCCGTCGCTGCAGCAGGAAGGCCAGTACATGAGCCGCGACGCCTGGAAGGTCGTCGGGTCAAACGGCTCCATGGACGGGTCAAGGATTTCCGCCACCTTGCGCGCAATGGGCTCGTATTCGTCCGCCGTAACCGTCCGGTCAAGCGGCAGGAGCAGCCGCAGCCGCGGGGCCTCCGGGCGGTGTTTGCGCGTGGAATAGACGCAATATCCGCAGCCAAGACCTTCCGTCCGCCGGAGGATATCTTCGGTACCGCCGGCGGGAAGCCGGTCCAGATCCAGCGTCACCAGGTCGCGCCCGGTCACGCAGTCGGATTTACGATGCCCGCCGCGCAGGGTGCCGGCCACAAAACCGCCGACGTCCTTGAGGTCATCCTGCTGGGGCTTTTTTAGGCGGAGGTATTCGGCCATAGTTTCTGTGCCGCGCGCAGGCTGGCGCAGCCGTTCCCACAGGTCGGAGATACAGGTTTCCTGTGTGGGCCAGCTGGCGGCTCTCCGGCTCCCGGCGGCGCAGATTGTGATTTTTCGGTCATTTATGAGCATGAGGGCAAGGCCTCCTTAATCTTTCGTGTAAAAACTTCCAACCCACCCGTCAGCCTTCAACGGCAGCTCCGGTGCCCAGGGAACAGGCTGACCCATGATCCGGCAGACCTCATCCAGGTCTGCTTTTTCCGCCGGTACGTCCAGTACCACCTCGTCGTGTACCGTAAAGACGACCGGATAGCCGGCCGCTTCCAGCCGTAGGATCGCCTCGGCGAGGCAATCTCTGGCGATCGCCTGAACGCAGTTCTCCGTGAGCTTCCCACCATAGGTTTCAAGTGCTTCCCATTTGCGGCTCGTCTGGTTCTGGCCCCAATATTGCAGTCGGTCACGGCCACGATCGTCTTTGACAAGGTGCGGCTGCGCGTAAAACAGCTGTCTGCCGCTGGGCAGCGATACTGTAAGGAACACCTTTTCCCGGTCACCCTCCAGCGCGAGAATCAGGCCACGGACAGCGTTGCTTTTGCCCGTCCTGACCGTGTCGATCGCGGCAGCCTCCAGTGAGTACCAGAGATCCACGATACGCCGGTTAGTATCCCGCCAGCGGCGGACAATGTCCGGCAGATCCTCCTCCGGGATTCCCATGCGCAGGGCGCCCATCTGGATGAGCGCGCCGGTGCTGCCCTGGTAGCCAAGAGCAAGGGTCGCAACCTTGCCCTTTTGTCGGAGTTCGTATTCCGGGCTGCCCTTTACGATGCGGTCGATCGGCACGCCGAACATCTGCGACGCGCAGGCCTCATAAATCTTCCCATGGGTGCGGAATACGTCCAGTACCCATTGCTCCCCGGCAAGCCACGCAATCACGCGCGCCTCGATCGCGGAAAAGTCCGCGTCCACGAAGAGCTGCCCCGGGGAAGGAATGAGCGCCGTGCGCACGAGCTGGGACAGAACATCCGGAACCGGCCCGATCAGGGTATTGATTGCCATAATGTCGCGCGTCTTCACCCACTCGCGGGTTTTATCGAGTTCCACGCCGTGCAGGTAGGTTCGTGGGAGGTTCTGCACCTGCAGGAGCCTGCCTGCCCAGCGCCCCGTCCGGCTGGCCCCATAAAACTGCATGGTACCGCGGATGTGCCCGTCCGCGCATACCGCCGTATCCATGGCGGTGTATTTTTTGACGCTGGATTTGTTAAGATTCTGCCGGATCTCCAGTACCCGGCGGGCGGTGTCGTCCAGCTGTCCGTTCATGAGCAGATCCGTTACATCCTCCTTGCGCAGGGTGGATACCTGATAACCCTGACGCTGTAGCCACGTCTTGATCTGCGTCGTACTGTTGGGATTTTCGAGACCTGTAAGCTGCTGCGCTTCCTCAAGCAGGGGGGCGGTCACCGCGCTGTCGCATTCGAGTGCCCCGCGCATCAGGTCAAGATCCAGGGCGATACCACGGGCATTGATAATCTGGTCTTGCTCCCACTGTTTCTGAACCGCATCCGGAACGGACCAGCAGCGGAGGCGCTGTTCAATTTCCATCTCCGTAATGACATCTTGTGCATTGTATTGTTTGAAAAGCCGCCATTTCTCCGGCTCGTCTGTGGGGCGGATCCGCGTCCGGGGATCCCGGTCCGTAGCCATGCGCGGGGTACAAAAGGTTTTAATCAGAGCTTTGCCCGCCGCCAGCTTGCGCTTATCCTCCGGCAGGCCGAGCGCCTTGCCTGCCGCATCCAGGCTTGCGGGGTATCCGCAGTACAGGGCATGTAGCATGGTATCCCGCCACTGGGGCAGCCATCCGCCCGGATTGTCCAGCCGAAAATACCGGCTCAGGCAGTACCATTCGAAGGCAGCGTTGTATGCGTGCTTGCGGCACAGGGGATCAAACAGCAGGTTATATATTTCGACGGGGACGCGCTCCCCCTGCGCGAGATCAATCACGACAGGGGAAGCGCTGTCAAGGGAATAACCGAAGAGCAGGATTTCAAAATCTGGGGACTGCGCATATTTGTACAGCCCCGCCTTTCCGATCGGGACGCTGCTGTAGGTTTCGAGGTCAATAAAGAGGTTGTGCATTTCAAACGTCCCTTCCGATGGTTTTATGTTTTACCACTGCGGCTGTGCGGGCGCAGGGTATCCTGCGGGGGAAGGGTACCCGGTCTGCACCATAGCGGGGTCGGGATAGTATGCCGCCGCAGGATGCTGGAACTGCGGCTGTGCGGGGGTGGCTGCCTGGAAATCGTCCTCTACGGCTGCACGACCTCCGCCGAGCGGTTCACCGTCCGCCGTCTTCTGGACATTCTCCAAACCGACCCCGACGCCCTTGTTCTGCGGCGCGTTGTACGGGAAAAATGTCACGCCGACATTCGCATACATGCCGGAATACAGCTGTGTCGGGTCGAGGATCGGCTGCAGGTTGAGGTCCACCACATTGGGCCGCTGCTTGCTGGATGCGGTAAACACCCAGCAGCCGCGGCATTCCTCGCCGAAGGGTTGGTTATCGCTCGGGCGCAGTCCGTCGCCGTCGTGGACGCTGATCTTCGGCTGTGCCGGGAATGCCTGCCCGTATTTCTCCCGACCGCGCTGCGCAGCCGCCTGAATGGCGGCGTCGATCTTCGCCTTGTTGGCAGGGTCGGATTTCGGGACAAGGATTGTAGCGCCATATTTCGGTTCCTGCCCCTGCTGCTGGGCATAAGGCTCTGTCAAATGTGCGTAGGACAAACGGACGTTGGTCAGCACGATGTGAGCGGGATTGGTGTTTGGCATGGGAAAATCTCCTTTACTGTTTAAAATCTTCCGCGGCGCTAGGCCTCGGATTGTATGGTTCTCTCGGGTCGCCTATCGGGGCGAGGGCAGGTTTGCCGGGCTGTTTGACAACA